AACAACAAGATAGCTGCTCGACTAAACTACTACTGGAAGAAGCGTGGAGTAATTGCTAACGCAAGACTAAAGAAAAGATTTGACAAGGAGGGCAACGTAAGTTATTATATCGTATCAGACTTAGAAGTGTTGCCTGACTATACGATTGGAGTTAAGGATGGATGACCCTGTTGACAAGCCTCTGCACTACAACGAAGGAAACATTGAGTGCATCGATGCTATCGTAGAGTCAATGAGCAACGAAGAATTTTGTGGCTATCTGAAAGGCAATGTGTTAAAATATGTTTGGCGTTACAGATATAAGGGGAAGCCCGTCGAAGACCTGAAGAAAGCACGATGGTATCTCGACAGGCTTATAGATTGTTATGCTGAACCAGCTTGAATTATTCCAACTGGATAAAGACCTGTCTTGTTTTTTTGAGAGACAAGCACCAGTCTATAGACACGATGGTAAGATTTTTATGGAAGGAGGATACCGTGATCCTGTACTAAGAAAAGTACAGTTAATGTGGAAGCGAGCAAGAGATCGAGCAAGGGAAAAGAAATTGCCTTTTAACATTACTAAAGCAGACATATTAGCTGAGTGGCCTCCAAATAACATGTGTCCTGCATTGGGAATAGAATTACACATAGCACCTAAAACAAAGGACGATCCAGATTACGGATACGCTGTTTATAATTCTGCTTCGTTAGATAGAATAATACCGGAGAGGGGATATGTAAAAAACAACATAGCTGTAGTGAGTAGTTTGGCAAACAATATAATGTCCTACGCTACTCCGAAACAAGTTATTAAAGTTGCTAAGTATTATAATAAAAAATACTACGAGGTAAAGGATAAACTAAATGTCTAGTAATCTGATTGAAGCGCATCAACCCTGCCCTGATTGTGGCTCGACTGATGCACTAGCAGAGTATGACGATCACACTTTCTGTTACTCATGTGAGAAGTTTACATGGGACAAACAAACTGATACAGCCAGTGGAACTGTTTATAAAATGGAAACCAATCTTAATCCTAAACCGTTTAGGGGATTGCTTCTCGACACGGTTAAGACTTATGGTGTAACTGTAGCGGATGACAGTAGTACCAATCACTTCCCTTACTACGATGACAAGGGAGCAGTAGTTGCTGAGAAGATTCGCAACGTACTAAGCAAGCAGACGTTCAGTCAGGGTGACATAAAGGTAGCCCAGTTCTTTGGACAGAAGTTGTTTTCTTCTGGTGGTAAGTACATCACCATCACTGAAGGAGAGATCGATGCGATGTCTGCCTATCAAATGCTGGGTAGCAAGTGGCCTGTCGTGTCAATTAAGAATGGCGCACAGTCTGCTGTTAAGAATGTTAAGCAACACTTCGAGTACCTCGATAGCTTCGAGAACATCGTTATCTGTTTCGATAGTGATGAACCCGGTATCACTGCTGCTAATAAGGTAGCACAACTATTCTCACCACGTAAGGCCAAGGTGATGACGTTGGTTGATAAGGATGCCAACGACTACCTGACTAAGAATAAGCAGAAAGACTTTGTGTCTGCGTGGTGGAATGCTAAGACGTATGTGCCTGACGGCATCCTTGCATCGTCCTCTATGATCGAGGGTCTAGCAGAGGATGACACCGTAGACACAGTTCCATACCCGTGGGATGGCCTTAACAAAATCACTGACGGTATTCGTATGAGTGAGTTGGTTGTCATCACGGCAGAGACAGGAGTAGGAAAGACATCTATCCTTAGAGAGGTAGTCTATAACCTATTGAAGACTACAAACGAGCGTATCGGTACTCTATTCCTTGAAGAGACACCACGTATCAGTAGCGTAGGGTTGACTGCAATGGAAGCTAACATCCCAGCACACAAGTTTAAGTCAGTGCTAAGTGCAGAGGAGCGCAAGGAGTTTGGTAAGCGCCTACTCTCTGACGATAGGGTGTACTTCTACGATAGCTTTGGTAGCATGGACATCGATACTCTGATGTCTAAGATCAGGTACTATGCGAAAGGACTTGACTGTCGCTTCGTAATACTAGATCATATTAGTATCGTAGTATCTGATGGACGCAACGGTGCTGATGAACGTAAGCTACTCGATGAGATCGCTACCAAGCTAAAGACACTGACGATGGAGTTGAACATAAGTCTTATTGCAGTGGTACATGTTAATCGTCAGGGTCAGATCAGAGGCACTGCTGGTATCGAACAGCTTGCCAACATGGTCATCGGACTCAAGCGTAATAAACTATCAGAGGATGAGATAGAGCGTAACACTACAGACGTAGTGGTGTGGAAGAATCGATGGACAGGTGAGACAGGCACAGCATGTCATCTGTACTACGATCCTCTGACAGGACGTATGGGTGAAAGGGATGTATCGGATGTATCAGATGTGGATGAACAAACGTCTTCTGGTAGTTGACGCTGAAACAGATAGTCTTAATGCTACTACGATCCATGTTGTTGTTACTAAAGATCACGACACGAAAGAGGTTAAGACCTTTCACGATGGTGCAGCATTCAACAGCTACATCAACGAGCAGCCTAGTCTCTTCATCATGCACAATGGTATATCGTTTGATGCACCTGTGCTTAACAGGCTATGGGATTCAGGCATCAAGACAAGTCAGTGCATAGATACACTACTACTGTCACGCCTGTTCAATCCTATTCGAGAAGGAGGTCACTCCCTCGATGCTTGGGGCAAGAGGTTCGGTTCTCATAAGATCGGCTTCACTGCCTTCGAGCACTACTCAGAAGAGATGAGGAACTACTGTGAGCAGGACGTACACATCACTGACAAGTTGTTCTCCTTTCTCTTGAGAGAAGCAGAAGACTTCTCAGAGGAGAGTGTTAGACTAGAGCATGAGGTTCAGCACATAATAAGCAAGCAGGAGAAACGTGGGTTTAATTTTGACATACGCAAAGCAAGTATTCTTCTGGCTGAATTAATGGAGAAGGCTCAAGAGATTGAGACTAAGATTACTGAAGAGGCAGGGATACTAATAAAGTTTGACAAAGATATTATTCCACGTTATACTAAGGAAGGAAGACTGTCTAAGGTAGGATTGGGATGTGTTGAGAATGCTTTGACCGTAGTTCGTGGTCCCTTTAGTCGCATCAAATACATTCCCTTTAACCTATCATCTCGTCAACACATAGCTAACTATCTAATTAAGAAGGGGTGGCATCCGAGAAAGTTTACCCCAACAGGACAGCCTATCGTTGATGAGAGTGTACTGGCTACTGTTAAAATAAAAGAAGCACAAGAGATTAGTTACTACCTAACCTTACAGAAACGTATCTCTCATATTAAACCGTGGATAAAGGCAGCAGATTATGATGGCAGAGTTCATGGCAGTGTTCGCACCTGTGGTACAATCACTACACGCATGTCTCACAACTCTCCTAACATGGCTCAAGTGCCGTCAGCAAGAAAGCCCTACGGAGAAGAGTGCAGAGAATGCTGGAAAGCAAGCGAAGGAAATAAACTAATAGGTATAGACGCAAGCGGACTTGAGTTACGTATGCTCGCACACTATATGAATGATAAAGATTACACAAAGGAAGTTGTAAATGGAGACATACACACAGCTAACCAGATGGCTGCAAGACTTGAATCAAGAGATCAGGCAAAGACATTCATCTATGCATTCATCTATGGAGCAGGAGATGCTAAGATCGGAACCATCGTGGGTGGAACTAAACACGATGGAGCAAGACTTAAAGAACGCTTTCTCAGTAGTACACCAGCACTTGCACGGCTTAGAGAAAGAGTGCTCAGAGCAGCTACAACAGGTAGAATCAAGGGTCTTGACGGCAGGTACCTTCTTATAAGATCAGAACATGCAGCACTTAATATTCTTTTACAGAGTGCCGGTGCTATCGTAATGAAGAAAGCGTTGACAGTATTTTACAAAGACCTCCTGAATAAAAAGTTCACACCATCCTCATACTTCGTTGCAAACATTCACGATGAGTGGCAGTTAGATGTGCCGGAAAGTATAGCACAAGAGGTAGCAGATATTGGAGTGAACGCTATACGAAAGACGACACGCCTTTTAAATCTTACCTGTCCTCAAGATGGAGAGTATAAGATCGGAAACAACTGGGCAGAAACACACTGAGGTAATA